TGAAGCGTTCAATCAAATGGTTGCTGACCTCGCAGCAGGGACGACTCCCCAGGGAGGTGAAGTTTTTGAACGCTTTCTCGATGTTGTTGAAGAAGCCATCGCTCGTGTGCTGCCGTACCTAATAACGCGAGGAGGTGAATAATGCCCCCAGTAGAGATGATATCACTGATCCGACTCGCGATGATGGGTGCACGTGAACTGCTTGGCGTTATCGACGTCAATAACGCTCAGGACATCACGATCGAGGATTTAAACAGCACCAAGGCAGAAGTTGATGCCACTCACGCCAGTCTCATGGCGAAGATCGACGCAATTAAGGAGGCACAGGGCGGCGGAGCGTGAGTTTCATTCTGGATATAATTTCTAGTATTTTCAAGGCATTGTTTAGTGTCATCTGGGATCGTCAATCATTACCCGACGAAGCAGAGCGTGCTAGTTCTGATTTTGGGGATGCTAGTGTCGATCACCTACGTGACAGCTTGTCGGGGTCCGGGTCCGAACATAACGCTGATTCCGGCGATTCCGAATGAAACTGAGCCAATGCTCACGGCAGAGCCGATCACAGCACGATTCCTGCTATGGAATAAGGACACCAAGACCTTCGATATAAGCAAACGCACCACAATACCGGCAGGTATGACGGTGCATTTCGTTCCGATTGATGATATAATTGGGAGTCTTGAAAAATCACCAGAAAGGAGAATAGGAAAACAAGGTTCGAGCGATTTTGATAAACGGTACATATTCGTAGGAGCATTCATTGCAAGCTTGTTTGTCCTCTACCTTCTAGTCCGGGGGATCAGGAAACGGAAAGGCTCATAGATGGAAGTTCTGTTTCGGAATCTGTTAGAAAGAGTACCTGAGCTTGCAACAATGGTACTTATGGTATGGCTGTTTATGAAGTACCTGTCAAAACGTGACGATCAGATCAAGGAAACACTGGAGAGACGAGACCAGATATTGAAGGAAATGGGTAATGAATCTAATCTGGCTCAACGAGACAGCCGAGAAGCCCTAGATAGAAATACGCATGTCCTTGGTAAAGTCCACGAGGCAATGCATAACAATAGTACTGCCCTAACAGAAGTCACAAAGGCATTAGCACGTGTGAATGGAAGATCATGAGCAAGAAAAAAGCTACCAGAAAGACCGTCCGTCGTACTGTAAAGAGGCCATCACGTAAAGTGATTGAACCAATCAGCATATTGCCGCTGAGAATGTGCTTGGCGTCAGATCCCGCTGCTCCTAAGAAGCCTAAGCCAGCACGTGGATTGACTCCTGTAGAGAAGGGGATGGCCGCAGCTGTCTATCACACCCACGCGCATTTATTCGGGATATAAGCTATGCCGCAGGAAAAGCCCAAATACCTTCTAGGGCCACAAGGCCAAGAGCTAGTCCCTATCGGGGAAGTTTCTGATGGGCCTCTTAGCCTGAAGGAAGAGAAGACTTGGCAATCGATCCAGAAGAGTCAGCTATTTGAAATGGCTCTTAGGGATACTCGTAGTCCTGCTGCCTCACGTGCAAAGCAGCCGTATTGCAATCATGCGTGGGTTTTTGCATCTGCGGCCGCGAACGCAGATAATATTGCTCAGGTAGATTTCCTGATATGGGAGGAGACGGAAGCAGAACAGACTAGGCGTGCAAAGCAATCTCTACGACGCGGCCGAGTCAAACATACTTCCGCGTGGATTCCTAACAGGGGCAAGAACCGTAGTATACTCCAACGTCATACTCATACCAAACGGCGGTTTACTGGCAAACATATCAAGGCTCTAGAAGAAGATACAGATCATCCGCTTAGTAAGTTGTTCCGCAATCCTAATCCTCGTATGGCCGGAGTGACGTTGTGGAAAGCGACAGACGTATACTATCAGCTAGCAGGTAACTGTTATTGGTGGTTGGTGACAGAGAGCGGTGCGCCATGGTTTCCTGGGGATCGTATTGAACGGATCCTTGTACTTCATCCTGTGGACATGAAGCCATTAATTGATCAAGGTACAGGCGTTCAAGTAGGATGGCAATTTGATGTCACGGGAAAATCTGAGGGTCTAGGCGTTGGAGCAAATGGTCAATCAATTAGACTGATGATGCAGGAAGTTGTTCATTTTCGCAACTTCAATATGGATCATGTGGTTGAAGGTCTCAGCCTTATCAATCCAGCAGCTGGAGCTATCATTCAAGATATAATGGCGCAACAGGTTAACACTGCTGTTCTTGAAAACGGAGCAGATCCTGGTGGTATTCTGACGAGTGCCGAGCCAATTGATCCCAGAGAGAAACGAAAGATCATCAAGAAGTGGAATGATCGTCATGGAGGTCCCCATTCTCGTCGAAAGATTGCGGTACTTGATGGGGATCTTAAATGGACGAAGACGGGAATGACTCCAGAGGAGATGCAGTTTTTCGATCTCCAGTCATTCAATCGGGAAACGGTTATGGCGGTTCTCCGGACGAACAAGTCAGTGCTTGGCTTGACGGAGGACATCAATCATGCCACGCATCTTGCGCAGGATCGAGCCTTCTGGCAACGCTCGTTGCTGCCAAGAGTGCGATACTACGAGAGTGTGATTGATAAAACGATTATGGTTATTGAACCAGATTCAACGGTTGCTGCGTTTAAGCTAGAGGATGTCGAAGCACTTCAAGAGGATATCACTTCGAAAGTAAAGACAGTCAAGGAGCTTACAGGCCAAGAGATCCATATGCCACCGGGCCAGGCTCTAGAGCTAGTGGGGATCGATGTAGCGGATTACGATGGTAGCGAAGAGGCTTTGGTCCCGCCGTTGCTGACAACGATTGATCGTATCTTAGAAGATGCAGAAGATCCTCCGGAGGATACGGTTGTTGATCCGAATGCTCCGCCTCCAGATGAAGAGCCGGGAGATGAGGAGGATGAACAGGCTTTGCCTCGATTAAGATTTGAACGACCAGAGGGTTCTTCACTAGCTCATAAACGTGGTATGACGAGTAAGGTTTGGTTTGATCAGGTTACCAAGGATACCAATCGAATACGTGATGCGTTTGCGAAGCTTGTTGGGGCACATGAAAAGTTATTCCGCAAGCGTTTTCGTAATCATGTGTTCAATTTACGCAGAGAAACACTCATCAACTTTGAACGAGTGTCTAGGGATAAGCTAGACCGAGTAGCATCTGGATCAAAGGTGAACAAGGATCTCTTTACTCCCGAGGAGATAGAGACTATACTCTTCAATCTAGAGCGAGCAGGATTGGACATTACAGCACGTACCGCACCTCTGTACTCCAAGATGATTGAGGATATCACGGACTTTACGGAAAGTGAGTTAGGAAGGTTTTTCCAGTTTGACCCGACAGACATACAGGTAGAGACTTTTCTACGACGCAGGTCGGTAATGATTCGTAGTGTCAATGGTACAATCAGACGAGCTCTTCGTGCGGCCATCGCCACGGCTATAATTGAGGGAGCGGGATTCGATCAGCTTCAGAATAGTATTCGTCAGGTATTCAACCAACAGGTAAGTCCGTTCCGTGAGCTTCGTATTGCCCGAACAGAGACAGCACAAACTATGAGCGGAGTCCGTTCATTGATCTTTGCAGCAGAAGGTGTCAAACGAGTTGTCTGGGCAACTGCTGGTGACGAAAAGGTTCGTGAAGCCCATGTTATCTTGGGCAGTACAGGACCCCAGAATATCGGTCACAATTTCATGGAGGATCTCGGTGAACCGGGCACCCTCCTCTACCCGACGGATCCGGATGGTCCGCCGAGGCAAGTCATAAACTGCCGCTGTGTTCTTGTACCAGTAGGCTGACAAGGAGAGCGTCCATGCCCGAAGTAATCAAGAGTGCAAGAGTAATCGAAGATCCGGATGAGATCTACAAGTTCATAACGCAACGTGCACGTGAACATCCTTCTGGTCCCGCCATTCGCACGCATTCGGAGGAAGGCTATATCATTGAGCCTAGCTCTCCGACAGGGATCGTAGTAGACAAAGGTCGTCACAAACTTCCCTCAGCGGATGAACTGAAGACTTTGGTCGAAGCTCGTGGTATGCCTTGGAGAGATGACTTTGTTGGTCGCTCTGAATTGTTCTGGACTAGTGATGAGCGAGTAGATGGCGATGGAGATATCGTGCGTCAGAACTGGGACTTTTCTCGTTATGAAAAGCTCAGTCGAGTTCTCCACGCTCATAACTGGGCAGGACTGCCAATAGGTCGATCTGTCAGATGGGACATAGTCAAGCGTAACGAAGAGGACTTCAAGGGACCCGCTTTGTTACAGGTATTCTTGTTTGCACCGCAAGATGTTAATCCTATGGGTGAATTGATCAGGAATATGGTCAAGGCACGCTTTCTCACAGAGACGAGTGTAGGATTCCTCCCGCTAAAGATCATCCATGTCGAGGATGAGGATGAACGGGCAAAGCTAGGTCTTGGTCGGTGGGGCTTGATCTTCGATAGGAGTAAGTTGATCGAGACTTCTACCTGTGCTGTTGCCTGTAACGAGGGAGCACATGTACTCAATAGCCTCAAGGCATCAAGAGACTCGGGCTTCCTCAAGGCGGATCACCAAGATATGGTGCGATATCTTGTTGCTGCTCGTCACAAAGAAGATTTGTTGCATGAAGAGTCTATCGGGATACTGACGAGTGGATTTGACAAGACCGTTTGTGATGTGTTCAAGGAGCTCTTCCCCGATGAAGTCAAGGAGCCAACGACAACGGTTGCTCTGGATGATTCTGTTTGCAACTATGTATCGATTGAAAGGCTCCAAAAACAGATCGACGAGATCAAAGAAGTTCAGGCCAAAGTGGCCGAGGAACTTATCGGATGGTTCAAGAATCTTAAGGCTGGGTTGGTTGCTCTGTACCCAACGGACGGAACGATCCAAGACTCAGTACGAGGGAAACAAGATCCTGAAGATAAGGATGATGACGACGACGACGAGGACGACGATGAATTGTTGGACGAACTCAATGATGACGACGAAGATGATGATGAATCTGTTGAGTCCGATCCTGATGGTCGGTCACAGCCTGTGGGTTCCTCATATCTCGAAGAAATCTTTGGGGACAGTGACTAATCACAACGAACACAGGAGGCATCATTATGCCTTTGACTGAAGAGGAAAAAGCCGCAAGAGTCAAGAAGCGGCAGGAGGAGCGTGATAAGCTTCTCAGCCGCATCTCGAAGCTTGAGGTTACCGTCGAGGAACAGAAGAGGATGATCGGGTCTTACAAGGCCGTCAGCGATGTGCTAGACGGCATAGATCTGAAGGACATCCTGAGCAGGATCGATGAGATCAAGTCTGGTCAGGAGACTCTCAAAGATCAGATCCGTAAGGACCGAGGTGGTCTGTACATCTCGGGTATTGAGGATGAAGGTCGTGACTTCAATCTCATCAAGGCTCTTGCCGGAGCAGCGACCAACTGGTCGATGTGGAAGGATACCAAAGAGCACGAGATCATGAAGCAGACTACCGACATTGCTAAGAATGTCGCAGGCATTGACTCGGAAGGTGGCTGGTTCGTGCCGGACCAGGTCATCGCTGATGTCATTGAGGCTCTGTACGAGGACAGTGTGTTCCTTGCCTTGGATGCAACGACGGGTCGTACTCGTGTGAGCTTGATCACCGGCTTGACTGGTGCGAAGGTTCGCATTCCGAAGTTCAACTCTGGTATGGTCGCGTTCTGGATTGGGGAAAAGGTGCCGTACACGGCATCAGAGCCCACCACCGCAGTCGTGACGTTAGACCCCAAGAAATTGGGACTCCTGACCACGCTTACGGATGAGATGGCCACCAGGGCAAGCTTCGGGTTCGACAGCCTGTTGAGGAACCCGAAGCTTGCCCTGGTGGCCAT